GTTATCGAAAGACAAAACCCGCACCGCATTGAAGTTACCGACGACGACATCAACGCCGTGCTTGCCGCCCGTGTCAACCCACTTTGTGCGCTGAAAGGGTTTTTATACAAGATTGCGTATTTAACAATCGTCAACAAAAATTGCTTTATCTATTGGGCATACAACGAGGTACCGATTGCGGGCACAAACTCGGTGCGTCGCGAAACGCGCGGCTTTTACCCGATTGAAAACGCAACGGTCAAATTATACTATGCGGGCGACGAAATGCGTATCGAACTACAAAGCGCAAACGGCGAATTGACGCTCGATTGCCCGTATGCCGACATCATACACATACGTTACGATTATGGCGCAAACGCATACTTCGGCGGGGGCGCAAGCGGCGGCGGTGAATATAAAGACTTGCTCGGAAACTTGCAGACATTGCACGTAATCAAAGAGTCGATACCGAAATCATTGGAGGCGAGTTTGTCGCTAAAAGGTATCTTGTCAATGAAAACCGTTGCCGATGTCGACAAAAAAACGCTATCGCGTGACGAGTTTGAGCAACACCTATTTGACAGTAAATACGGTATCGTTGCGACAGACTACGAGAGCGACTTCACGCCCATAAACATCAACGCAACGGACATACCGACGAATATCTTATCATTTTTGCGTGACGAAATATTGTCGCCGTTCGGCGTGTCTTTGCCGATATTCTTGGGTAAATACACCGACAGCGAGTACACCGCTTTTTATCAAACGGCGGTCGAGGGTTTGTTGATGTCGATTGCGGAGTCAATGAAGGTCACGTTATTTACGCCGCGACAACTTGCGTACGGGCACACGATAAAGTATTACGACAAGTTGGTGCAATCGTTGTCGTTTGAACGTCGGCAACAAATCGCCGAACTAACAAAAGACGACGCGCTTTTGTCCCGTGACGAACGCCGCGAGTTGCTTGGGTACGAACCCGACGGGCAACCCACGCGCGTGTCGTTAAACTACATCAATGCAACGCTTGCCGACAAATATCAAATGCAGGCAATAAAGGGTGCAGGCAAAGCAAGTGCGGCACCCGACGCAACAAACAACGACGATACGGACGCGGACGCGCCCGACAAAAAGGAAGGTGACACCGATGTTGAATAACGGACAAACGCCGCCCGAAAGCGGCAAAAACGGCATTGTATATCGTGCGGCACCCGACGCAACGCCCGTCAATATTAAACCGTTGGAAGGCGTGGTGGAAGGGTACCCGATTGTGTTTGGTGTGCGCACGCAAATTGGCAACTTTTTTACGGAGGAAATAGACCCGCACGCGCTTGACGGTGCAGACTTAACCGACATCAAGTTTATGGTCAATCATAACGACGGTATGATACCGCTTGCGCGTCACCGTCGCGGCAAACGTTCAACTATGGACGCGGAAGTCACGGCGCAGGGTTTACACATAAACGCACGACTTGACGTGCAAAACAATAGCACCGCCCGCGAATTATGCTCGGCGGTCGACCGCGAGGACATCGGCGATATGTCGTTTGCCTTCGGGGTCAAAATAGACGGCGACGAATGGTCGGGGCTTGATACCGACTTGCCACACCGTCGCATAACAAAAATATCAAAAGTTTTCGAGGTATCGGCGGTCAATGACGGCGCATACCCGCAAACTTCGATATACGCCCGCTCCGCCGCGTTGGACAACGCAAAAAGCGTACTTGAACAAGCACGCACGGCGGCGGCGTTGGACAACGAAAAAAGGGCGGCAGGCGAGCAAGCGGCTTTACGGCTTGCAAAAGAAAAATTTTTATTTAAGGAGGGTTTGAAAAACCTATGAAAACCAAACAGGAACTTTTGGAAGAACGCGCCGCACTTATCGCAGAAATTGACGGCGCAGACGAAAAGCGTTTTGCCGAAATCAAGGCAAGAGTGGCAAAAATCGACTATGCCGTTGAACAGTTAGACGTGGACGCGGCACGCAAAGCACAGGACGACCACGACGCAGAACTTCGCGCCGCACGCGAAAAGACCCCTAAACCCGCCGACAACGGCGCAGAGGAACGCGGCAAGCAGATTATCGCGGCAAACGGCGCAAACGCCCACAACGGCGTTGCAACGCCCGATATGGACAAAGCAACCGCGTTGCGCTATGCTCGCTCGGCTTTCGGCAAACAGGTACGCGCGGCACTTGATAAATTGCCCGCGACACTTAACGAAAACGAAAAACGCGCAATCGGTATCGCCATTACCACAACGAGCGAAACCTACACGCAACCGTCGGCGGCGGTTGACGGCGTAAACAACGGCGGCGTGTTTATTCCGCAAAACGTGCTTTACGACTTGCTCGAACTTGATACCGTCGACTCCGCGTTTTACCGCGATGTCGCGCCTTCGCACATCAAGGGCGCGTTGATATTCCCTTATGTTGTCGAGGACAGCAACGGCGCAACAAAGGGCAAAAAGGAAACCGTCAAGGCAGACGACCGCTCTATCAAGTGGGGCAAACTTACGCTTGCACAAGGCAATTACCCGCTTACGATTGAGGTCACAATGGAACTTTTGGCACTTACCGACGAGGAATTTGCCGAGTATTTGTTGAAAGACCTTGCAAACGAAATGAACTTATTGCTCGCCGACGAAGTGCTTTACGGTACGGGTGCCGACGAGCGCATTGCGGGCGTTACGGTCGGCGCAACGCAGGGCACCGCGTACAGTGCGGGCAACGAGGCGGCGGCAATTAAGACGGGTTTGCTTTCGCTTTCCCGTCGCGCACGTATCGGCGCAAAAATTTACATCTCGCGCTCGATGTCGCTTGACATGGCGTTTGAAAAAGACAAAGACGGTCGTTACATTTTCCCGCTTTACAACAACGCGGGCATATCGTCGATTGCAACCGTGCCCGTCGAAGTCGACGAAAGTTTGCACGACGGCGACTTTGTAATCGGCAACCCGAAAAACTATTTGCTTAACTTTGTTAAACCCACCGAAGTGTACGCAGAAGTACACGGCAAGACCCGCATTATCGAATATACGGCACATCTTATGGTGGCAGGCAAAGCGGCTCCGAGCAAATTCTATTACGGCAAGAAAGCGACCACGCCCGCGTCGGCAGGCTAAAACACAACGATTGATTGCGGGTTGCTGAAGTACGGCAACGCATAATCGGCGAACGATTAAGGAGGGACGGTATGACGGAAGTTGACCAAATCTTATATTCTTTGGGTTACTACGACAGCGACCCGCAAAAACAATCAATAGTGCAAGGCTACATCGACGAGGCAACCGAATTTATGCGCGAAAGTGGGGTGCCCGACGACAAGTTGACATCTCGTCGCGCGTACTCGGTTAAGGCGATATGGGCAGACTATCGCGACAAAGGCGACAACGACGCAATCATAAAAAAAGACGGTATGGTTGTTGCGCTTATATCGCAGTTGCGGAGGTGACGAACGTGGCAAAGCAACAAGTCAAATGCGCCCGTACGTTGATTAAGTTTGCCGAGCAATCGACATCGTACACGGCGGGCGGCGGCGCGTCGACAACATGGGAAACAATCAAAGTGCGCGTCGGCACAAATACCGACGGCACGCCGATAATGACCGATTGCTTTTATTGCGAATGGCTTGGCTCGTACGGTGCGGTCGCAATACAACAACAAGCCGACAATGTTATACGTCCCGCGCGTGTGCGTATGCCGTTTGTGCGTCGCATATACGACGCGTTGGTAAACGGCGATGTGCGCATTTATCTTTACGGCAGGACGGACGCGGCAAGCGTGTTTGTGCTTGCGTCGGCGGCTGATAACTATTTGAACGAAAACAAAATGCTTGAATTTAACGTCAAGCAGTATGTCGCGAGGTAATCAATGACAATCACCGACATTATGCAAAAAAAACTTGACGAATTGCTATTGCCCGACGGTGTGCTATCGCACCACATACGGCGCGTCAAGGTCGATACAATCAAAGGCTCGACGGTGCCCGTCAACAATGACGAGTATGTCGTTTATCGCCTTGTATCAAGCCGCGACGGTGCGTACGGCGACGGCAACGCGCAACTTACGCGGCAATATGTCGATGTCAATTATTATTACACTTACGACAAAACCGACGCAAGATACAAGGACGCGGAGCGGCGCATAAAGGCAATTAAAAAAGCCTTCAAAGCCGACCCGCGTTTTAGACTTGCGAACGGTGAGCACGATTTACCCGAAACCGACAACGGGTATCGCGGGGTCGGTGTCGAGTTTTTGTATATCGGGGTAACGGACAGTGGCTGAAAAAGTAAACTTAACCGACCTTGACGCGGCTATCGGCGACATCTTGGACGACTACTCGGAGCAGATGTTTGACGTGCGGCAAAAGGCAATACAAGCAGGTGCAGAAGTGCTCGTCAAAGCCCTTGAACAAGCAACACCGCGTGATACAGGCGAAATGGCGCATAGTTGGAAAATCAAAAAGGAATACCCAAACCACCGATACGTCGGCAACACAAAGACCGCGAAGGGTGTGGTGCACCGAAAGAAAAAAGGCGGCGGCAAGGGCGAGGCTCGCGCCGATGTGCCTTTATCGCAAGTGTTGGAATACGGCGAAAACACAAAGCATTACGGGTTTATACGCAAATGCTTTGACGCAACCGAGCCGCAGATATTCGCGGCAATCAAAAATACTTTGAATAACGGAGGTAATTAAACCCATGAAAGAAAACAAAAAAACGCTTGTGCGTTTTAATGTGCAAAACATCAAGTATGCAACCCCCGACGCAACCGCGCCGCACGGGTGGGCAAAACCGTTGCCGTACGGCACCGCAACAAAAATGGCGTTGGAGTCCGACTCGTCCGTCAAAAAGATTTTCGGCGACGGTCGCCGTCTTTGCGCTATCGTAAACGACAAAGGCAAAACGGGCACGATGTCGACAAATAACGTCAACGACGAATACGAAATCGCAATGGGGCGCAAAAAGCGTCTTAAAAACGGGCTTGCCGATATTAAGCAACAACAGACCGTAACGCATTGCATTTATTTTGAAACTTGCGGCGTTGACGAGGACGGCGGCAGACCCGTTGCAAAAACTTGGCTTTACGGCGTTACGTCGTCCCGCCCGTCGGAGTCGTTCGACCAAAACACCGACGACATCAACGAGTCGACTTTCGATACGCCGCTTGAAATCGAAGGCGTGCCCTTGAAAGGCGCAAACGGTGCCGAGTGGAAAGACGAAAAGGGCAACGTCGTTATCGTATGGCAAATGACGGTAACGCCCGACGACGAGGGGTACGATACGTTTGGTGACGAAGTCGTGTTGCCCGAAATGCCCGACTCGCAGGCGTAAGGTGGTGACGGTATGATTAAAACAACTTTACCGACCTTTGAAACGTCGCTCGACGAAAAGACCAAAAAACTTGTCACCGTCGACAAAGAAATCGTCGTCACAATCGACACATCGCTTTTTGCCGAACAACGTTGGGAGGCGAACTTCCCGCACAACGCAAAAAACGAAACGCTTTTTGCGTACATCGAGCGTATGCGCGACGAAGGCAAAATTGACACGGTACACGTTTTGTCGCACTTAAAAGCCTTGTATTGCTTTTTGGAAGGCGACGACATCGCCGACTTCAAATCGTTTTGTCAATTATTCAATACGGTTGACGGCAAGCGACTTGCGCAACTTGTCGAAAAAATCAAAGTCGTGTTTGAAATCATACTCGACAGCGCAACGACAGACTCAAAAAACTAATGGCGCACAGTCAAGCACTTTTGCGGTTGTATGACAAGTTAAACCCGAACGTGCGAAACAACCGCAAAAACGACTTGATTGTGCCGCGATTTATCACTTTAATGGCAAAGTGTGTCGAGCATAAAATACCCGATGTATTTATCGCCCGTACGCATTTTACCGACCTTTATGTGCTTTTGCTTTCGCTTGATATTACAAATATAAAAATGCAATTAAAGCAGAAGTCAAAGCGTGCGCAAGCCGACCGCAACGTCAATGTGCGCGATATATCGCAAGCGGACGCGGTAAAATTTTTGAAAGGAGGCGGCAATGGCTGAAAAAATACGCGGCTTAACGGTTGATATAACCGCAAACGCCGCAAACTTCAAAAAAGGTATGGACGCTTGCCGCAAGTCGGCAAAGGAAACACAAAGCGAATTAAACGCATTGCAAAAGTCGTTGGAGTTGAAATTCGACTCCGCGACCTTTGCGCGTGCGCAAAAAGTCGCGCAAGAGGCAATCGACAAAACGGCGGCAAACGTTGATACTTTGCGTCAACGCCTTGCTTACCTTGAAAAAGAAGGCAACGTCAATACCGCCGAATACGAAAGGTTGAGCAAAGAACTTGCGCAAGCCGAATTAAGCGCACAACAGTTGCAAAAGCAACTTGAAAAAATCAATCAAATCAAGTTTAATGCAATCGGCGACAGCGTGCAAAAAGTCGGCGGGCAAATTCAAAGCGCGGGGCAGGCTCTCGCGCCATTTTCCGCGCTTGCGGCGGCAACGGCGGCGGGTACCGTAACACTCGGCGTAAAAGCGGCGGCGGCAGGCGCAGAAATTGACGACTTGGCGTTGCGGCTTGGTGTATCGGCTGAAAAAATACAAGAGTGGCAATACGTTACGGCGCAAGCGGGCGTTGATTGGGAAGTGTTTAATAAAGCACTTATCAAGGGACGCGCCGCACTTCTTGATTTATCGTCGGGTACCGTAAACAACGCAACAAAAGCAATACAGGGCTTGGGGTTAAGTTTAGACAACTTCGGCTCGCAAGAGGAAATGTTTGACGGTTTGATTGACGCGCTCGCGGGTATGGAAAATAAGACATTGCAAGCCGCGTATGCAAACGAAATTTTTGGCGACAAAATCGCAAACCAAATGCTCCCGTATCTAAACGCGGGCACCGACGCAATCAATCAATTTAAGTCGGAGTTTGCGCAGATGTCGCCGCTTACAAACGAACAGGTCGCCGCGCTTGCGGTACTTGACGACAAAATTTATTTGCTGAAGGAGTCGTTAAAAAAAGTTACGCAACAACTCGGCGCGGCGGTAATGCCGCTTGTGCAATCTATCGTCGACGCATTACAAAACAAATTGATACCGAAGTTGCAATCGCTCGCGGAGTGGTTTTCGCAACTTACCGTCGGGCAACAAAAATTTGCAATGGCGGCAATGATTGTTGTTGCCGCGCTTGCACCGCTTACAATCGGCGTTGGCAAACTTGTATCGTCGGTTGGTAGTATTATAAAAGCAATACCGCAGTTATCGGCGGCTCTTTCGGTGCTTGCCGCGCACCCCATAATACTTATCATTGCGGCGATTGCAATGGTGCTTTTGGTGCTTTATACGCAATGCGAGGCTTTTCGTGAAAGTATAAACAATCTTGTCGGCGTGCTTGGGTCGGCGTTGCAACCCGTGCTTGATGTCGTAATGTCGTTACTCAATCAAATTATGGGCTTGCTTACCCCGATATTAGACATTATCGGCGGCATACTTGGGCAAATCATAAATATGGTCGTCACGGCGTTACAACCGTTTTTTGATATGTTGTCAATGATTTTTGGGTTGTTGCAACCGTTCATTGATATTGCGCTTATACCCATGCGTATTTGCTTGCAGGCATTGCAAGTGCCGTTGCAGGTGCTTGGCACATTGCTTGGTTGGCTTGCGCCGCTCTTTCAAGTTTTCGGCAATATCGTAAATAAGATTTTTGGCGGCGTGATTAAGGTCATAAACCTTGTGCTCGGTGTAATCGAGGACGCGGTCAACTTTGTAATCGGTATTATCAACGGGTTGATTGACGGCGTAAACGGTGCGCTTGGTTGGTTGGGTGTACATATTGACCGTATCGCCGAAGTTAAGTTGCGTATCGACACGAGCGACATTGACGACATCGACGACGTAAACGCAATAATTGACGACACACCGCCCGCAACATCGGGCGGCGGCGCATACGACCAAATCGGCGCAGGCGGTACAGGTGGCGACATTTACAACAACGACTATTCGACGAACAACACGACACAAAACGTGCAAGTCGTTATACAAAACTATGCCGCCGAAGTCGATGTTGACGAAATGGTACGGCAAATAAACGTTAAACTTGCGGAGGCGATGTAATGCGTAAATTTTACTTACACACATACGACGGGTCGAAAACGTTTGACTTAAACGGCAAAAATGCGCTTGCCGCAGAGCCGAAAGGACTTGGCAACGCCTTTGCGCTTTCCTATAAGGACAGCGACAAAGGCAAGCACCTTGTCAACGTTACGCCGTCGTTTGAAAATATCGAGTTACAAATATACTTTAATGCCGACGGCTCCGACGGTTATTTGAATTACAAATCATTGTTGAATTTTTTGGCGGCGTGCGGTACATCGTTGTTTTTATTCGAGTACGACGACGGCGTGACCGACAAATATTGCGATGTCGTTTTGAAATCGAACAGTAAAACCGAAATCACCGACGAAGGCGTTTTTGTCGAGCCTTTCGTGTTTGAACGTCAAACGTATTGGTATGAAAAAGTCGAGGAGTCTTTCGCGTTGAAAAACACCGACGCAGGGCAAACAAAATTCCCGCTCGGTTTTCCGTTCGGCTTTGCGGGGCACGTATTCAAGAAAAAACAACGCATAAGCAACCCGTTTTTTGTTGACGCGCCCATTACAATCACAATCACGGGCGACATTGAAAACGACATCGACATTTACATTGAAACGCTTGACGGGCACCGTGTCGCCGAAATTGCGCTCGCAACGAACAATGCAGAAGGTACCACAATTATTATCGAGCCGACAACCAAAAAAATCACAGTAACAACCGACGGTATATCGACAAACGGGTACGGACTTACCGACAAAACAAAGCAATCGTTTTTATACTTGCCGCAAGGCGAGTATTACATCGGGTCAAATATGGAAGATACCGACGCGGGCGCAATCTCGCTTGCGGTCAAGCGGTATTTGTTTGATTAAGGAGGGCGGCGGCAATGTATATCGCAATTTACGACGAAAACGTCGAACACATCACGAACGTTGACAACGCGACGTACGACTTGACGCAACGCGTTTACGACAACGACACTTTCACCGCTGAAGGTGTTTGCGATGTCGACATAAACGACGCAAAAATCGCAATCGTAAACGACGACGCGGGCAATTACGTTTACGCGTGTTTTGCCGATACCGTCACGCCCGAATACAACAAACGCTCGGTCAAAGGGCTTGACTTCAAATCGCTTTTCGATACCGAAATTTTGCTCGACTTTACACCCGAAGGCAGTTTTGACGGCAGATTGTCGGCGATATTCCGCAAGGTGGCGGCGGCAGTGTTTGACGTTACGGACGCGGCGGTCAAAAAAATTGCCGTCGAAGTAATTATACCCGACGACAACACCGACACAACCGAAACGTATGGCTCGTTGCAAGGTACATACCAAATCAAAAACGCATACTCGTTTTTGAAGTGTTATTTGAAATACTACGAATATAACATCGAAACAAAGTTTGATGTCGTTGCTCGTAAAATCATTTTCAAATTTACAAAATGCGCCGAACGGGTCGCGGTCAATTTAAGTGATTTTATATACGAGTTGACGACTACATCGGCGGCGGCAAACAAAGCCGTTGCAACAATCAAATATAACGTCGAAACGCCACAAACGGACGCAAGCGGCAACATCATTTACAGTGATGTGCAGGAAACGGACGCAAGCGGCAACCCCGTATACAATGACGACGGCACACCCAAAATGTTACCAAAATATCAACCCCGCCCGACAACCATTGCGACGCGCTACTATTACCGCGACAAAGACAATAACATCGTGCAAGCGGACGCGGCGGGCAATATTGACGGTCGGCTTTACCCCGTCAAGCAAAAGTGGTTTGAAAGTGAATATCTCGCCGACGCGCAATTTAACGCCGTGTATGAACTTGCAAACTCGCGGTATGTCGACAATATCATAATCGACAATAACATTACGGTTGACCCGCTCGACTTTGCCGTGTACCCGCTTTATACGAAGGTTGACTTGTATTATGACGGCAAATTGTACAAGACATTACCTATAAGCGAAAAAATCACAAAATTGGACGCAAGCGGACAATCGACAAAAATCAAGTTGGGTTTTAAGAAAATACTACTCACGGAAATTATCAAGGGTTAAGGAGGTACAAAAAAGCAAATGGCAATTAAACCCGTAACATATCAAGGCGTTTTCAACTTTGCCGCAAATCTTTATGCGCTCGAAGTAAAATCACGCTTTATCGACCAAAACAAAGCAAACGGTTATTACAAGGGGTACGGCTCCGAACTTGCGGCAACCGTTGTCGGTCAACAAATTCAAATCGGCACGGGCGCGTTTGTTATTCAAGGGCGTATGAACGAAGTCACGGCTCCCGAAACACTTTCGCCGCAAATCTTTGACGGCTTTGTTGGGTATGTGTGCGCCCGCATTGAAACGTACCACCCGTCGGACTCCGAAAACTGTACTTTTGTTGTTTACGTAAACCGTACGTTTGACGCAATTCAATTACAACAAGACGACGTTTACGCGGCAAACGCGGACAATGTCAACAAGGTATACGAATTGCCGATATATTCCTTTGCAATATCGGGCACGCAAATTACGAACTTACAAAAACTTATCGGGGCGGTGGAGGACTATGCAAAAATTAAAACTATTGTCGACAATGCTCTTACGACGGCACAAACCGCCATGACAAATGCGGCAAATGCGGTTGAAACGTCGGACGCGGCGAACGCGACGGCGCAAACCGCGAACAATAAAGCCGACAACGCAGTTGCAACCGCAAATGCGGCGAACGGGACAGCGGCGGCGGCAAACAGTAAAGCCGACAGCGCAACGGCAACAGTTGCCGAACAGCACGCCGAAATGACCGCAGAAATTGCCGAACTTGAAAAGGCAATCGTTGCAGGGCAAGGCTCCACCGTTAAGCGCAACGGCGAGGTGCTTGCAATATACGATGTTACAAACACGGTCGAAACGACCGACGAAATCATTATCGAAGGAGGCGGCGTTTAATGATTATCAATTTTTATGATACGGCAAGCCCTATCAAATATTATGCCGTCGGCATACAAGGAAACAATCTTGCAGACAAACTCGAATTTGTAATCAAGCGCAAAACCGTGTCGGGGCTTGACCTTGCGGAATACACGCCGTATATCAAATTACAAAACGTAAAAGCGGCGTATTACGATAAAGACACACGCGTTGAAAAAATCGTCACAAACGACGAAGTGCGGTTGATATACCGCTTGCGTCGCAAAACGACGATGTACGCCGCTTTTGATTTACAAATACAATTCGAGGGCGGCACTAATACCGACATCACGGTATGGCAAACGGAGGCAATCACAATCACGCTTTCGCGAACTATACCCGCCGATGTTGCAATCGCACAACAGCACCCCGCCGTTATACAAGATTTAACGGCACGCGTTGAGAAACTCGAAAACGAAACAACGGGACTTAACATTGAAATAATAAACGGAGGTAATCCATAATGAACGACAACAAAACACTTTATGCGAAACTCATTATACGCGGCGGTACAACCGCCGAATGGGAAAACGCAAACCCCGTACCCGAAATGCGCGAACTTTGCGCAGAGTACAAGCCCGACGGCACTTTTGAAATTAAAATCGGCGACGGCGTGACGGCTTGGCTTGACTTGCCTTACATATCGGGTGCGCGTGAACTCGCCGACCTTATCGACGACGCAACACACCGCACCGTTACGGACGCGGAAAAGGCAACATGGAACACAAAACAAGACGCGTTGACCTTTGACGAAGTGCCGACGGCAGACAGCGTAAACCCCGTAAAATCGGGCGGTATCGCCGCCGCGCTTGCAGACAAGGCAGGTAAAGACGAAATACCCGATGTGTCGCAGTTTATTACTCGTGCCGTCACCGACCTTGTCAACTATTACACGGCGGCGGCAATCGACAATAAACTTGCCGACCTTAACGCGGCAATATCGGCAATACCGAAGTTTGCAATCGCAGTTGTAAACTCTTTGCCGACAAGCGACATAAGCACAACGACGGTGTACTTATTGAAAACATCAACGACCGAAACGGGCAACTTGTTTACCGAGTACATCTATGTCAACAACACTTGGGAGGCACTCGGCACACAAACGATTGACTTGTCGAATTACGCGACGAAGGACTATGTCACGGGCGCAATCGCAAACTTTTTGACCGCCGACGATGTCAACACGATACTTTCGGCAACCCTTGCGAACTATGCAAAAATAAGCGACCTTGCGTTGTACGCAAAGACCGCCGACATTGCCGCAATCGGTAAGTCAGGCAACCTTGCGGACGCGGCGCAGGACGCAGACCACCGCACCGTTACGGACGCGGAAAAGGCGACGTGGAACGCAAAACAAAACCCGTTGACGGTTGATACAACCCCGACGGCAGGAAGTACAAACCCCGTCACGTCGGGCGGTGTAAAAGCGGCTCTCGACGGCAAGGCAGACGCAAGCAGTGTACCGCACGCGTCGACCGACCTTTCGGACGGCTCCGACCTTGTACGTAACAACGATACCGTCACAATCAACGGTGGCGGGGTATAAGGAGGGTATCATGGCAACAAAAACCGTAAATTGGAAAATGAAACAACGGCAGGGTACCGCGTCGCAATGGGCAAGTAAAAACCCCGTACTTGCGGCGGGTGAGTTTGGGTATGACACAACAAACGATGTCGTAAAAATCGGCGACGGCAAAACGGCGTGGTTGTCTTTGCCGTCGTTTAGAAAGAAAAAATACGACCTTGACTCGTTATCATGGGCAGAAATTGCAGAAATTGCAAAAGCGGGTCGCGCCGCTTGTGTATTTAACATCGGCGACGAAAAAACAATCACGCTTTCGACGGGCGAAAAAATAACGCTTGTAATTCTTGGTTTTTTCCACGACACTTATTACGACTCCGAATACGACGAGGACACAAGTTATACAATTACGTTTGGTATGAAAAATTGCCTTGCGACACGCTACCAAATGAACGCAAGCAACACAAACGTTGGCGGGTGGGAGTCGAGTAAAATGCGCACAAGCGTTATGCCGACGCTTTTGTCGCAGTTGCCCGCAGATTTACAAAGTGTTATAAAAAGCGTTTACAAAAAAACATCGGCGGGCAATAAGTCGACGACCATTACAACAACAAACGATAAATTGTTTTTGCTTTCGGAGGTTGAAGTCAACGGGACAACCGCAACAACTTATGCGGACGAGGGCGAACAATATGCGTATTTTAAGCGTAACGGCGGTTACGTACAATACGGCAACGACGGCTATTACCCGAACGGAATAAAAGCACTTTCAAACGGTGACGGCGACTCGTGCAGTTGGTGGCTCCGTTCGCCGATCGTGACGGGCACGAACTCCTTTCGGGGCGTCTACTACGACGGTTACGTCTACAACTACTACGCGAGTTCTTCGTGCGGCGTGTCCTTCGGCTTTTGCGTTTAATCACAAATCGGGCAATCGCGCCCCTTGTATGGGGCGCGTAAACCCGCAAATAAACATCAAGGAGTATCAATATGACAAAGTATTTTGCGACCACGCCCGCACCTATCGCGGGCAACAACGTAATTGCAACCGCCGACAACGGGCGCGTTTTTACGGAAAACAACGAACTCCATATCGAAACGGACGAGCGACACTATGTGTACAAGCATAATATCGCGCCCGTCGGTTGGTATATGGTAAACCCCGACACATCGGAGTCGCACTATCTTGGCGAAGGTGCAAGTCCGACCGCCGATTTTACAAACCTTGTCGTCGCCGACGCTGATATATGGGCAACAATCGAAATGCCCGAACAGCCCGTCGAGCATATCGACGACAACAACGGTGCGTCGGAGGAATAAGCGGCAATGTCGGTTTTGAAATCACAACGCGGCGAAAGCACGGTGCAATTTTTGGACACCGCCCGCGAGTTGGAAATTTACACAATCAAAACGTGTGCAAAATTCCCCAAGCGATATATGTTTTTAATTACAAAAGACATTGTCGCGCTTGCGTCGGCGGTTTACAACAACGCGAAGGCGGCAAATAGCATTTACGTTACAACGGCAGACGACGCACGATTGCGCCGTGAATATGTAACAAAAGCAAATTGCACTTTGCAATGTCTATTATCGCAAATCGACATCGCACACGAGTTTGTGAAAACGACCGACGCAAACAAACCCATAAAAAGCACCGTTTGGGAGCAGTGGGCAACACTTATCACTACGGAGGCAAAGTTGCTTGCGTCGCTGAAGGAAAGTGACAAAAAGCGATACGGCAACTTGTCTTGATAAATAGGTTGTGCGCCGCAAATTCCGTGTGTGCGGCGACTCGTACAATTGGTGGCTCCGTTCGCCGAACGTGACGAACACGAACAACTTTCGGTACGTCAACAACGACGGTAACGTCAACAACAACAACGCGAGTAATTCGTACGGCGTGTCCTTCGGCTTTTGCGACTATGTATGACTCGACAAAGTACCCCGCAAAACGGGTGAAATCAATGTCTTTGCAAAAGGGGCGTGCAACCTTTCCCGCAAGGGACAAACTAAAACCCCGATGTGGTCAATCGGACGCTACTTGCATTGCCGATTATTGCGGTATATCGGTTTAATGGTTGGTATCACTTGCAATCGCAACCCGCAACTATATTTTGATTGTACGGGGTTTAATTTTGATTTATGAACAGTACGGAACGACACGAGGCGCGGTATCAACGCCGCAAGCAAAAGCGTTTACAAAAGAAGGCGCAAAGCATGGCGGCGGCAGACAACTTCGACGCGGTGTTTACGTTCGACAATTTATATCACAGTTACAAAAAGTGTTGTTTGGGTGTCGGTTGGAAAGCAAGCACACAACGATACAGGGTAAACGCGATTGTAAACGTAAACGACACGCTCCGTCAACTGAAAGAAGGCAAATTCAAAAGTCGCGGCTTTTACACGTTTATACGAATTGAACGCGGCAAAGAAAGAAATATCAAAAGCGTACACATAAGCGAGCGCGTTGTGCAACGGTGCTTGTGCGATTATTCGCTTATACCGATATTGTCGCGGTCGTTTATTTACGACAACAGCGCGTGCATGGCGGGCAAGGGCATACATTTTGCCGTCAACCGCCTTGTGTGCCACTTGCAACGTCATTATCGAAAATACGGCAAAAACGGGTACGCGCTTGTGTTTGATTTTTCAAAGTATTTTGACAACATCGAGCACAAACCATTAAAAGACATAATCGACAGTGAATACACCGACACCCGCCTTGCGGGGCTTGTAAAACAACTTGTCGACGACTTCGGCGACATCGGGCTTGGGTTGGGGTCGCAAATATCGCAGGCGTGCGCCTTGCGGTACCCGAACAGACTCGACCATTACATCAAAGAAGTGTTGCGTATCAAGGGTTACGCACGGTATATGGACGACGGCTATTTGTTACACAAAAGCAAAGAATACTTGCAAAAGTGTTTGTCGGACATCAAACAAATTTGCGGCGAACTCGGTATCAAATTGAATACTAAAAAGACGCAAATTGTAAAAATATCACGCGGCATAACATTTTTGCAACGGCGGTTTGTCTTGACCGAAACGGGCAAGGTGATAATCAAACCACGCCCGCGCGGTATCGTGAAAATGCGCCGAAAGTTGCGGGTTTTCAAACGTAAACTTGACGCGGGCAAAATGGCGTTTGCAGACATCAAAACATCGTTTGTATCGTTCAAAGGGCACTTGAAACATTGCAACGCACATCGTATCATTGTGCGGCTCAACGCACTATTTGATAAAATTTTTTACGGGAGGTACAACACATAATGACGACGACGGAAATTATCGCGCTTGCGGTGTCTATCGTATCGGGGCTTGTTGGGCTTACAACGCTTTTTACGTTTATTGCAACCCGCAAGCAGAAACAACGCGACGAGGGCGCAAGAACAGCCCGCGCCGACGCGAGCCTTGATACAATCAAATTGCAAAACGAAACACTTTTGCAAAGCACACGCGTTATAACGGACAAACTCGACGGGCAAAACGTGCGACTATCGCGTATCGAGCAAACGGTCGCCGACGCAAACCTTGCCGAATTACCCCGACAAATCGCGGCGTTAGAGTCAAGCGTCAAATCGGCACATCACCGCATTGACGGCTTGGAACGCAATATCAATCAATCTTAAAAGGAGGTGGCAAAAATGGATTGGCAGACGCTTATTATAAAGGTTGCAATCGGTGCGGTGTGTGCGCTCGCAAGCGGGCTTATATCTTGGCTTTTGCTGAAGTTAAAAACCCTTGTATCGTCAAAGGTTAAAAACGCAAAAGCAAAAGAATTGCTCACGGCGGCACTAAATGCAATCGAGGCGGCGACAAAGGCAACGCAACAAACTTTTGTTGACAACATCAAGCGTACCGACCGTTGGACGAAAGAGGCACAGCAAGTGGCACTCACAAACGCGGTCAATACGGCGAAGGCGCAGATGTCCGACAAGGTTATATCGTACATACAAAAGAATTGCGGTGGCGATGTTGACGCTTGGTGTAAAACGCAGGTCGAGGCACTCTTGCACGACATCAAAACAAAAACTTAACAACACAAAACCGCCACCCGAACGGGCGGCGGTTTTCTTATGTCGTTATTAAAATTTATATATAATGATGTTGCAACCGTATGTCGGCGCGTCGGGCGTACCGCCCGTGATGTCGGTTATCTCGCCGTCAAGCGAAAACCCCTTGCCGAATTGGTCAAGCAATTCAAACGCTAACTCTTTTTTAATGCGCCCGATACGTTTATTTGTGCGGGCGTTTATAATGTCGGTTGACTCAATGTATTTGTCAACGGGGGCGTGTTTTATAATGAGTTTGTCGCCGATGTCGCTTGCGGCGATATTGTCTTGACAATCGTCAAAAGTTACTCCGACCGCCTTTGTGTGTATTTCGGCATTATCAAAACTTGCGCTTACGCCATGCGTATCAATTACAACGTCGGGCTTGCTTTCGCGCGGCAAATTGTTGATAACTTGATTTTTCGGGGGGGGGGTAGTTTTTTGATTATTTGCTTGTTTTTCTTTATTTGTTGCCATAGACGCAAAAACGGTGAAAACGATTGCCCCGACGAGCATGGCAACGACGGCAACCGCGACGGCAGGGTGCATATTGTCGACATTGTCGCCGTAAATACCGCCCGCGATACCCGCAACTAACAGTAATGCGCCCCATAACGCGCCCGCAATAATATTGCGATACAGGCGACGCAAATTATAAAACCACTTCATATACATACACTCCCTTGTTTATAGTGGTTTTATTATACAAAAAACCGCCGTCGCTTGTCAATAACGTGGTACACGAAGGCGGGCAAAATGTAATAAAAAATATTAAAATTTATTAAAAAATGTGCGACAAATAGTTGACAATATCACGGGGTAGTGATATAATATAATTACAAAAGATAAAGGAGGTGAGAACATGGACGACATCAAAAAAGCCTTGCAAGAAATTGCAAAAGCGATTGAAAACAACGACACGGTCGAGAGTGTAAAAGTTGTTGTAACGCTTAAAAAGCAAAAGCCTTGCAAGGCGACCACCAAAGACGATAAATAAAATCGTCGATAGGCAGAGGGGACGGGCGCAACCGTCCCTTCGTAAGACCTATTGTAACACATCGGGCGGCGGGTTGTCAACCCGCGACAATCTAAAAATCGGAGGTATTATATGGAAATCAAAAAAAATGGCAAGATTTACACGGCAAAAGAAAACAAAGCGTCGTGGACGGTATCGACAAGTGCGGGGCGCGTGACCGCGTCTTATAACGTGCCGAAAGCAGATTGCCCGACGTTCGACGCATTAAAAAAGTATATTGCCGAAAGCAATTTGTTTTAAGGGGGTATAAGATATGGCAAGAAGTGCGGCACAACGCGCCGCCGATAAAAAGTATCGGGACGCGCACAAAGGCGAATTGCAAAAATGGGGTACGTCATTTAAGCCCGCCGAAATCGCCGAAATTGACGCAATCATTAAACAAAGCGGTATGAGCCGCGCCGACTTTATACGGTGGGCGGTGTCAAAATTCAAAGAGCAGTAA